TAGATGCTTAAAAGACTTACGAAGTGAAACGGCGATAGTTCCGTTTCACGAGACAAGAAACAGATAATCCCTTACGGAGTATAAGGCATTATGTATGAGTTGCGAAGCAACAGTAGCGCCGAAGGCGCACGGGCGCGTCTAACCGCGCCCAAGGAAGGTGTGGAAACTTTCAGTTTCCACCTATTGTATCAATGCGTTTAATGACCCATCTATCACGACTTAGGTTTTCATCGTCTAAGTTGGGCGGACAATTTGCGAAGACCATTATAATTGGTGGGTTAAAGACTTTCATGCCGGTTTCATATTTTGTATTGGTAATAAGTCCTACTTTGATGCTTTCCATCGCAGTATAACTTACTCGGTCTTTTTGACTTCTAGGAATATCGAAAATAATGCTTTCACAAGTATCCATATCGGCATTGAATACAAGGTTTATTAGGTCGGCATATTTACCGCTTCCTAGATAAAGTGTTTTATGATGCATAAACATATATTTAGCAAATTGTGATTTACCAACATTACCATTGGGTTCCCAATACCAATATATTTTACGGTCATCGTATTCTCCACTGGTTAAGATATTTTTACATTCTTCTTGCCAAGGATAAAGGGTTGTTATTAGTCTTAATGGTTTTGGTAATCCTTTAGACCATTCACGACCGGTTCTGGTTTCAGTTTTAGAACAGTATTTGACTGCATCTTCCCAGGATCCTTTTAGTTTCTCGTAATGACCTTTACTTGCTTTGTCCCAGACGGTGCTTCTAATTTCATTTTCAAATTGTAAGCAACCTTGTAAGTGTGGTGTGCCGTTTTCACCGGTTTCTTCTTGAATTCGGTATTTTAAAGCATGCTTGTCTAAAAAGGTGATTAGTCCGCCTAAATCATCTTCAGTGTGGTTGTTCCAAGTGAAAAAATGTTGCTTTCGCTTTGGAACTTGAGTGGTGTTCGAAGGTTTCTGAGATTGGGGAGGGGAAATGAGTATTACCCCCTCCCCCCGCCTATGCCCGCCTAAATCCGCCTCTGTTGTCATTTATAGTATTAGGCGTGTTTATTTTTTAAGTCTTTTAGCAATATCTACTTTTCACGCAAACACATAATTTCGTAATTATTTCGTGATTTCGTGGAAAAAAATTTGGAAAAAATGCGAAATTACGCAATTGCGTTCATTTCGTGAAAATTATTTTCTATTAACCAATATATAAAAAGTGGATGCCCCGTTTTGGAAAAAAAGGTTTTCGTGGTTATGGTCGTGCTGGTGTAAAACCCAGACCGACGAAGTCTGCCCCCAGACGTAAATTGCCCTGGTGTTGGTGCTATTGTTGCTGGCGGTCTTGTTGCCGCCGGTGGAAAGAGAGTTTGGGATAGAGTCAAGGCAGGTTTTAAGCGTCGTGCCGCTAAGGCGAAGAGTGCTTTTGACGCACGCTTGTCTCAAACCGATGGTGTTGTAACTGTTGCGCCTGTTATTATTGGAAAACCTAAACCTGATACATTTCAAGAGAAGGTTTCTAAGTCTCAGCGTCCTCCTCCGTTGTTTAAGAGAAATTATGGTTTCTCTGCGGAATCTGTGAGTGGACGCAAGGGTATGTTTTCAATGGAACTCAATATTTCTAATAATAATGATTTAGGGTTGGATATGCAAACATATAAATCAATGATGCTTACTGATACTGCTTTTCAGGATACTGCTGCTCTTGGTAATGCTGTTGGTGATCAGGCAAAATTTTATATTGATTATCATAAAGAAAAAATACAGATGATGAATTCATCTTCGAATAGCATTATTGGTAAGATTCATTTATTTGCTCACAAGCGAGATAATGATAATCAGTATTCTAATACTTCTACTCCTATTACACCTATTAACATGTTAATGTATTATTCTACTCAGGTTGCTATTTCTGCTTTGACATTTGGTGCTGGAAACGAATCGACTATAGGTAATGGGTTTGCTTTTGGCACTACTGCTGGAAATACAAATTATCAAGGCGTTTATAATATGCCTGGTAGTTCTATAAATGCTGCTGGAAATACTGCATCGGTAGATCCTACATTATCATTTTCATCTCCTCATGTTAAAGATTCAATTGATTTTTGGTTTAGAAAGGTGTCTACTAAAGACTTTGCTCTTAAACCGGGACAACAGTTTAATTCTTCTTATATTTTTAATGACCTTGGTGTTATTAATAGAGAGGAACAGGCAGAGTTCGTTCATATAAGAGGTGTTAGTTATTCACTTGTTGTTGAATTTCAAGGTCAGATGGTAGGTGATAATACGCCGACCACAGGCAATAATATCATCAGTTTGGGCGACTCGCAGATCTCAGTTATTCGAGAATCTCAAAGAGTTCTTGGACTTAGAAATTATCTTAGACCTAAGATTATCGCACAGACAGTTCCTTTAGCAACTGTTGCTATTGCTAATCAGGTTATTATTAATGCTGATACTGGTGTTGCTCTTTCAGGTGCTGTAATAGATGCTTAAAAGACTTACGAAGTGAAACGGCGATAGTTCCGTTTCACGAGACAAGAAACAGATAATCCCTTACGGAGTATAAGGCATTATGTATGAGTTGCGAAGCAACAGTAGCGCCG